TTGTGTATAAATAGGCACAGGAGTAACAGTTAACAAACCAATAATATACGATTCCTCATCACAGAATACTTCAATATTATTAGATGTAGAACCATAAACACCAGCGATACCTGTCTTAGAACCAAGAGCCTCTGCATATTGTCCTTGAGAAGACGCACTTTGTTGGTCAACGGTTTGTTCGACGGTGCGCATAGACAATTCACGGGAAATACCTCCAATAAATTCAGGCATAAGAAGTTCATCAAACCGAATATCAATATCCCAACGACCTTGCATGATTTGCTTATACGAGAAACCTTTACGCATATTAAGCTCCAAGAACTTTTGGTAAGCATTGACATACCGGAGAGTTTCAATTGTGAAACCTGAACCTTGTTCCGTAGCAAGGGCAGCCAATTCAGCATAGGAATTAATAGCAGTCACAGGTGTTTTTTCCGAAACAGGGTCGTAATCAACACCTACAAGACGTTCACCATCTTCAGATACTCTGTAAGAAACACCATATTTAGCGCCATCTTCGTCAACAAGAACAGTTTGTTTTTGAACAGACAACGTACCATCTTCAGAACGGGTAACAACATCACCTACGGTAAGACCGACGAGAGGAGCGTTAGCACCTTGTTGAGGATTAGGTACAGCAGTAGTCAGGAAGTCACGTTCCCAATTACATTGATGAAGAGTATATGTAGTATCATCTGCACCACCTTTCATAGTAGGAAGCCATTTGTTATAAACAGGACGACCATTAACTACAAACGGATTATTACGGATATCACGATAATAAGCATTATACACAGATTCATAAGCACGAAAACGATAAGCAAGCAAACGAAGATTAGCCGGTTTATCCTTTGTAGCAAACGGAGTAGTCTGATAAGTAGTTTCAGATTCACCAACAAAAGCTAAAGCAGAAGCAGCATTTGGACCAAATAGCCATAACGAAGAACCAGCAACACCCGGAGAAGTTTGCAATAAAACCTTAATAGAGGAATATTTCTCATTAAAAGTAAGACGAGCCTCATAAAGAGACGTAGTCGAATTCCAACGAAAAGTAACATTTCTAAAAAATTTATAAGATTTTTCAGAAGTACCAAAAAGGATAGAACCAGAATAAGAATTCAAATCCTTACCATTAGCTTTCTTAATACCTAGATACAATTGATACGAACGCATAGCATCATTATAGCCAGATACATTAACATCAAAAGAAGCTACCTGTGAACGACCATCAGAATTACCAAATGACAGGGCACAAGTAGAAGAAGGTTGAGAACCAGACATAATAGATGAAGTAGCGTCTTGAAGAGTAACTGAAGGGCTATAAACCTTCATAGAATTAGCCGAACATTGATTAACTACAGAAGTCAAGGGAACTTCATTACCAACATTCCGAGTAGGGACACCAAGATAATCACCAAGAGAACCGGTACCAAGCATAGAAGAAAAATTAGAAGAACCGAGAAGTAAATAAGGCTCCTCCAAATCTTCACGGAAATTAGAAATAAAATCAGAATAGTCTTCCCACATAGAACGAAGCGTAACCTTGAAGAAGTTCAAACGAGCAAACATACGAGTTTGAACAGGGAAGACCATAGGCATCAACTCAAGACCAAACTCGGGATTAATACGAAGAGAACCTTTAGCAGGAACAAGCTCACAGAAGACAGGAGTAATACGACCAAAATCAGTAGTCAAATTATTCACATGAGACCAATCAAAAGAATTTACATCAATGCGATTATTCACATCAAATGTAGCGTCAAAAACATTTTGTGCCATTTAAAAATTAGGTTTAATAGTTACAGAATCTACCTTTTGCTGGGTAGTTTGTTGAGAATCCTGTTTTGAATTTTGATTTTTCCAAAACACAGACATAGACGCAGTACAAGACTGTACTGTAAGAGCAGTAATCACACCAATAATAAATGTGGAAATAAGCTGTACAAGCTTAATCCACTGGGCAGGAGTAATTTTCATAACTTTTCTAAAATTAATGAAACATCATATCCAACATTAGCTTCCTGTAATTGCTTACGAAATCGTTCAGCAGTCGAAGGACGGTTAAAAATACCAATGTTTATAGAAAACTCCTCATGAAGAGTTTCTCTCTTAACGAACTTTATAACACCTTTATACATATTAAAACATTTGCTTATAAAACAAAACGGAAATCACATTTTGAATATTAGACAATCGACGAGCATAAGTACGAGCATCATTAATAGTCATTTGAGTTTTCTTACGATACTCATGAGGCTTCATTTGACCAGATTCAGAATCACGCCAAGCAACTTCAAAAATAAACGTATACTTATTCATATTGATCCAATTTAAATGATTTAAAACAATCACGACAAACACCTAGAATCTCACAATTAGAAGCCTTGGAAAATAATCTAGAAGTACGCATAGCATCTTTTAAATCCAAAGCTTTAATAACCACGAAGTCATTCAAACCATTCTTATTAACAAAGAAAACAATAAAATCTTCCATAACACATAAATTAAATTAGTATTCCTTTTTCTTACACTACAAAGATAAGAATTCTATTGTTAATATAGTGTTAATTGGTAGTTAAATCTAGTTTAAATCTTCTCTTTTCTATAATGTCTATTCAGTTTCTCACGAACATCGTAAGAAGCTTTCTTAAGATTGAGTTCTTCACGCATAGCCATACGAGCGTTAATAGCAGCTTGTTGGAGAGCATTCATATGTAAAGATTTTTCATGTTTTAGGACTTGCGAGGAGTCAAAGAATACAAGAGCAGTCGATAAACAATCAAGAGCATAAGAGAATGCCTTATAATACAAATCCTCATAAACAGTTTGTGAACAGAATTGAGGAAGATAATACTTTATAAATGTATCATTTACAATAGTTTTAGAAGGATTATAGTAAGGAGTTTTATTAGTCATACGAACGAGACGAAGATACTCTTCAGGGTAAGTGAATTTAAAAGGAAGCTTATATTGTTTATGAAGATAACGAGCAACTTCAAACCAACGAACCGTATCCTTGAAGTATTTAATAAAGTTAGGGTCATAACACATTGAGGTAGAAGGCATAAACTTCATACGGTAATAACGAGGTAACATAGTAGTCAAAGATTGACCGGTATATATATTAATAACAGACATATCACAAGTGTCAGGCTGTTGTTCATAGAATGCGCGAAGCTGTTCAGCATAGGCAGAACCAATACCACCATTCTTGCGAGAAGCAAGCATAAATGTAGGATTCATACCTTCAGGAGATTTTTCACGTTTATTCATATATTTCATGACATAATTGATACCACCATTGATAACAGGAACACAATAAGCAAAACCAATAGACCTAGTAACAGGTGATCCGTCAGGATTGTAATCACCAGTAGGACGACGCCAGCAGCTTTCAATGAGCGTAAGCCGCGAGTACGAGGTTTCGAAGTTATCAGGAAAATTCCATAGTATAATATGATAGTGAGGACGTTTAGACCAATGTCCGTATTCAGAAACTGCAATATAGCGAAGATTATGAGAAATACCACGTCTATCCAATTTGGTACGAAGGCGTTTAAAAAAGAGTTGAATCTCTTCCGGAAATACTCCAGCTTTCGGTAAATGTTCATTGTTATAAGTAAGAGTTATAAAATAAGCTTGTTTATTAGAGGTATATGATTCACAGAGAGCACGAAACGACCATTGTTGAGCTTTCTTTTCATTACAAAGAGCACATTTGTTACAGGGAACAATTAAAAACATTGGAAATGTTTCACCAGTAGCAGGATTTACAATAGTATATTTATCAATATTATTTTTATTAACATGATTCTTGTTCACATGAAGAACAGAACCGTGATATGTTCCAGAAGGCATTGTAAACGTACGATACTTTTGTATCAGCTTAGAAGCATGCGGATGCCAGATTACTTTAGGATCTTCGCAGTAAATGTTGTTCATTTTTTAAAAATTTTTTCCGCTTCGCGGAAGTTTAAGATACTATAGCGGACGGAAGCCGCACTTTGGGCAAATCGTAACTTTTCCGGTGGAAATAATCAAAGATTAGAGGGTGTGTCAGTTACTACATACTTATCAAGTTAAGGCAGTACGATTTTGGAATAAATCGTGAAAAGCCGGGGGACACCCGGCTAATCATTAACGGAATCCTATAGGAGACATAGACTTTCCAAGGAAACCTCCTTTTTGAAGAGTGGTAGTAGCACCAGCGAACTGACTAACGGCAAACGACACGGAATTAATCCAGGTAGTAGCAACATTAGTAAAACGTTCGGTTGAATCCCAACTTTTAGCTTGATCAAAGTTAAACTTAGCATGCTGATTCGAAATATCAATACCAGTTTGCTTATATAACTCCGTCATAGTCTGTTCACTAGCTAACATACCTTGCTTCTTTTGCATATAAGTAGACGCATTCAGATTCATTACACGAGCTAACTGTGTAGCCATCATGTCCTGCACTTCAGCAGCATTAAGACTAATACGAGAATTACTCTCTTTCATGTCCTGATACGTTTTCTTACAAAGAAGTTCAAAGTCTTTAGAACGCAGATACCTATCAAATTTCAATTGAACTATATTCTCATCAATCTGCGATTGTTGAGCTTTCAATGTATTAATACGTTCACGAGCTTCAGACATAGCAACATCTATTTCTTGAAGTTTCTTTGCAGCTACTTCAGCTTCAGCATGATTTAATTGGCCGAGTTCATGATTTACATAAATAGTAGAATTGTTAAGTTCAATATCACTTTCGGTACGAGCCTTACGCAACAGATAATCAGCAGTCAACAAGCTTTCTTCAGTATCCGTTTTCTTACTCTGGGAATGAGCCAGACGAGCTTGAGCAGCCTTCAAACCAGCATCAGCAGCGATTTGTGCAGTCTGTCCGTAAGTATTCGTAGGTATCACATTATACCGAGGTGTAGGAGCTTGCGTAGGAGCTTCAGGAGCGGTCGCATTTCCTACGTCACCACGGGAGTACATCAAATCCGGATTTAATCCGGCATCTTTCAAACGTTGCATTTGGGCAGCAGGTGAATTGTAAGAATTGTTTTTTTCATACATCTGTTCAATCCATTGCTGTTGAGCCAAACGTTCTTCACGAGCGAATTTACTTTCTCGCTCAAAGGCTTCGCGAGACGCTTTGCGGTTACTTTTGTTTCCAAACCAGTTGCCAATGGCAGAGATGGCAGCGCCACCAAGAGCACCAATAGCTGTACCAATACCAGGGACAACAGAACCAGCAGCAGCGCCGGCGGCAGCACCGGCACCAACATTAGCCATAATTAATTATTTTGAGGATTAATATACTTGTCACCAAATTTCTTCTGACGAAGAACCTGAAGAGCTTTACGCTGGGAAGCTTTTTCCATTTCCCAAGCGGTAGCCATATCCATATCACGACGGAATTGAGGCTCTATATTCCAAGAAGCATCACCGTTAACGTCAATAAAATTTACATTCATAGGAGAAACGGGAATACCACGTTTTGCCATTTCAGCTACTTGTTGAGGGGTTAAACCTAGATTAGGTTTAGTTCTTTCAAAATCTTTTTGTACATCAAATTCACATCTTGCTAATGTGTAATCCGGTTTTGTATTTCTAGCCATAAGTGTAAAATTTAAAAATTTTAAAATTTATTTGGGCGTCCGAGCGGGCTTTACGCTACAATCTCTTCGAGGATTTTCGCTTCAATCCCTGACGCACGCAACAGAGTTGCTATTAATTTACGTTTCACGCAGAGGGAAAATACTTTTCCCTTTTAATCTTACGGTATTGCAAAGGTAGGTATATGCGCGCGACAAGTCCAATGAACCTAATATCAATAATTATTAAATATTATTCGCAGGCTACTAATATTTAACAATTATTAATATTAGAACCCTTGGAGCAAGTCACACACATATGCCTTAAAGATGCAATGTCGAAAGAAAAAAAGAAAAAATTATTTTCTTAATCTAGTCGAGGTATTGCAACACGGCTGATTGGTAATCGAGCAGTAGCGTTGAATTTCACATATCCAAAAATCTTATCCGTATATTCCGTAACGCTGAATACTTGGTTAACCGTAGCAGGGTCTACAAGCAAAAATCGCTGTCCAAGTTGAGGTAATCCAGAAAAGACACGAGACATTACAAAATTCTTCATACTAGTACGGAACAGACCGTGTGCACTATCATACTTGGCAACATATTCATACCACGGACGTTGATAACCAAACGTTTGATTAGCCTTATCAACGGTATCAGTAACACCAAGATTAAGCGGACAAACTTCCTTATAGGTAATTGGCTGGAATCCAATACGGTCAAATTCGGGCTGATAATGATCTAACAAGCCATTATACAAGAAATCTTTCGATAACATTTGTGTATAAATAGGCACAGGAGTAACAGTTAACAAACCAATAATATACGATTCCTCATCACAGAATACTTCAATATTATTAGATGTAGAACCATAAA